GAATCCTTCTTTTTCTTTGCATCTTGGTCATCTGCTGCGCAGCTATCCATCTTACCATGTGTGGCACACATGCTATCGGCACTGGCATACTTGTATTGAACATCGAACAACGACTTGTGTTCTTTGCTGTTTAGAACCGCATTCATAGTTGCGGCTACAAAATCTGATACGCTCTGGTTTTTCATTTGTATCCTCGTTCTAGGTTAAGCTTTAGAACACACCCTTTTTGTTACCAAAGAGGGCTGACAACTGGGTATAAGAGTCATCCTCAACTGCTTGAGCTGGAGAGAATTCTCCGTCAACTCTGAGTCCAACTTGTGGCATGCTTCCTGCGGACTTGCGTAGCATACCTGGTTCATGACGGGCAACAACCTTCTTGAGAGATTCGAATGCGTCATCGTTGAACTTCATAATCTGATCAACTTGGTCAGAGATAGTGATTCTGTCGTGCTTGCACAGACCACGGTCAACCATGTCGTAGGTTAGTTCATAGGCACGGGCTAGCTTAACTCTGAAGGTGTTTAGCTCTTCTTCCATAGCTGCCTTGACATGCTCCTTTACCATTTCACTGGCAAATTCGCTTCCGCCATCAACTTCACCGAAGTACTTCTTCCAGTAAGCAACTGCATCCTTATCCAATCCGTAAGAAGCTAGGGCCTCTACGTCATTTGGATCAAGCTTGCCCTCAGAGACGAGTCTCTGAATGACTTCTGCTTCTTTGCGAACCTTTGGTGGAGCCTTAGCGACATCCATCATGGCCTTGTTTACTTCTGGTAGGGTTTCAACCAATCCGAGGCTGTCGGATGGCTTGACGTCCAATTCGGTTTGACCGTCAGCGTGCTTGTCAGCAGCGTCTAACATATCGCTCCACTTTTGCTTGGACATATCCTGGATTTCTCCGTCTTCTTCTTTACCGAGAGCGTCAGCAGCCAACTTGGCTCTAAGAGCCGCGCGGCCTGCTCTATCATCAAATGAGCCATTCATAGTTAACTTCTTTCCGGCCAACTCTGGTGGTACTTTCTCGCCTTGTTCAAAGGTTAGATCGTTGTCGTCAGCCAAGCCCTCTAGTAGTGGTTCCTCATGGTGCTCATCACCACCGAGTAGACCTTCAAGTCCCTCTAGGGATTCATCATGTGGTTCTAGACCTTCGTCTCCACCCATATGGTCCTGATCGTCACCCATCATTTCTTGAACTGCGTCCAAGTCTGCATTGGTGTCGTTAATCAATCCCATCAAATCACCGCCATCTGCGGAGTGACTATCTTTTTCGCTCATAGAATCTCCTTCGGCTAGTGACTCAAGTTCTGATTCAATCTCAGCACGCTTGACAATTGCCTTGGTACCACGAGCATACTTGACGAATGCGGTCATTAGCTTGAAACCGTCTGCAACAGCAGTCTTAGCTTCACCTAATGCATCGTCTACGATAGTTCCTACAAAGTCTTGATTAGAATCAGTGACAGCACCCTTATCGTACATGCCAACAATCATATCAAGTTCTTGCTGGTGTTCGGTTAGTTCTGCAATAGCTTCCTTCATTGCATGAGTTAGTGCGCCATTTAGTTCTCTTCTCAAAGTGTTGAGAGTGGATGTGCTGAAGTTAGCGGAAGATTCCATAGAATCCTTGCTCTTCTTCTTTGCATCCTGGTCATCAGCGGCCATTGGACCACCGGCTGGACCACCCACACCACCTGCTGGAGCGGCTTCTGCGCCACCCATTTCAGCTTGTTCACCGGTCAAAGCGCGAACTGCTTCTACGAGGTCAGAGCTTAGGTCTCTTACCTTTTCAGATAGTTCTACTGCACTTTGCTTTGGGTCACCAGACTTGCCTGCGTCTTCTGCTGGAGGACCGGCATCTGGGGCTGGCATATCACCACCTGGAGGAGGTGCGCTGGATGGGTCACCTGCTGGAGGACCGGCTGGTGGAGCACCGCCTGGGGCAGCTTGTGCTTTCTTGATTAGCTTGGTTACGGCATCAGCACCTTGAACTTTGACCTTTTCGATCAACTTGGCACCGAAGTCCTTAGTAGCAATTGAGTCATATAGAACGTCAGTGTTTCCACCGGATAGTTCGGAGACAGAAGCAGTGAGCAATAGTTTGTCACCTAGGAATACTTCCCAAGCGCTCTTTGCCTTGTTCTGAGTTCCGTCACCATTGGCAGCCTTGACGAATCTGGCACGTAGTTGTGCACGAGCGAGCATTTGCTTACGCTTCAACTCATCCTTTGGATCAACTGAGGATGGGGAAGGGTGCATACCATCAACTGGGCCTACGCCTGGGAATGGTGGTTGTCCAACCATCTGCTTATCTTCGTACTCACGCAACTCTTCGTTGAGCTTGTCCTTTGGATACTTTGGCTTGCCTGGGGATGGCTCGTTTACACCGCCACCGCCGAGGTAATAAGCCTCTTTGTTCTTCAAAGCGTCTTTGGCCATATTAACAATGGCGTTACGCTTGAGAGCACGCTCTTCTGATTCTGCACGAGCGAGCATCTTCTTACGCTCTAACTCACCAGATGGATCAGCCGAAGCTGGAGAAGGGTGCATTCCATCGACTGGACCTACCTCAGGGAAAGGAGGCTGACCCGTCATGTGCTTATCTTCGTGTTCACGAAGTTGCTCATTGAGTCCGTCTTTTGGATATTTAACTTGGCCTGGAGTTGGCTCATTTACGCCACCACCACCCTGGAAATAAGCTTGCTTATTGATTTCTTTTGATCCGGACATGTGTTCCTCTTGTATTTTAGTAGAAGTAGTTTTAGCTAACTTATCCAAGCTCTTTTTCATTTGACTTAACGTAGCTTCAATTGATGCAGTGACTTGCTGAAGCTCAGCCAATGATTCCGCCTCTACATCAGCGGATGCAAGCCTAATGGCTTGCGGAGTTTGGAGAGCCAATCCAGAATCCGGGGGTGCGCCTGAATCCATGGCAATCGAACCCGACGATTGATTATATGTTGAAGAATTAGTATCTTTTCCAGAATTTTTTACGTTCTTGAATTCTTGCACCTTACGAAAGGCTTCATCTAATTCTGCTTTAAAACTATCAATGTCGCTTGCTTCGACGTTGAATTGGGCGCTTCCGCCGCCTTCATCGCCATTTGGATCTGACACGTTTACATTGGCACTAAACTTGAGATCGGCTATTTTTTCTAGTTCTTTAGCACGATTCTCTAGATAAGTGTTCATTGTATTTGCTGCGGCGATGATGTGTTTGATGTTGGCTCTAGGATCAGCACCATTAACAACGATAGATAACTCAATTGGATTGAGGTCTACGTTGATTTCACCGTAACAAGTCTTGTTCTTCATATGAGCGCAGAAGTCCTGCTCAGCACGAGCGACTCTACCGCAGTCATAACAGATGGCTCTTCCTACTGCAGTACCCATAGATACACAGTTAGAAACGCCGGTTGAAATTTGTCTAGCTAATTGAGGGAATCCAGCCTTATCTAAGGCGCACAATGCGATGACTCTCTTGAGAGCACGATCGTAATATGTATCAACAATAAAACCTCTAACATGGTCAACCGAACTCGATTTATGATCCACGCATAGAGGCTTGTGCTTCCACTTTTTGTAAGCTTTGGTTAATTCTGCTTCTGGAAAGATGTCTCCATTAGAATTCTTGTATGGCTTAATGTTAGGGTCATTAGATGCCCATTTCCATGTACCACCACTGGTATCCCAACCTACTTCGACTGGTTTACCCTGTAGGGTTAGCTTTGGTGTGCCATCTTCGTTAAGAGCGGATGCTTCAGCAGCATGCATCATAACGGCAGAGAAATATAGAAAGTCTTCGGCTTTAGGTGCAATCTTCTTTAGGTTGGTTGCGAACTTTCTAAAGTTCTCCAATACCTCAGCACTCACCTCTGGAAGACACGACTCCATGTTCTCTAGTTTAATTTCGTGGGCTTCGCCTAATTTAATAATGGGCATGCGTATTAGCTCCCTGACTTCTTCTTGGAAGAATCAGTTGACTCGTCAGATTGTTTGACGATATCTTTTGAACGATCTTTGACGGCTTTCTTTTGATCTTCAGTGAGTTCTTCACCATCAACGACGTTAAGTATTTTTCCATCACCGTGTTTAATAAACATAAACTCTCCAAATGGGAGACCACACAGGTATAATGTAATATTGCTACAAATTTCGGTCTAAGACTGAAAACTTCATCTAATATGCAGCGATATTACCATCTTTCTCAGTTACCTGATGGCGCCCTCTCCTCTACTGCGTCATTTAGCTGTTCTTGCCTCTGATTATAGAGATCCACAATTAGTGGGGTCTTTTTCTCTATTTTCATTTGTAAGTCATTGCTAACTGAATCTACCCAACTACTTGCCAGTATATTAGTTTGAATATGAGATTTAATTCGTTCATCAATGATTTCATCAATCTCATCACATTGTTTTTGAATATGCTCAATAGAAGTGGTTACATCCTTAACGAATTCCTTAGCTTGCAAGTCGTTAAACAGGTCTGCGAACTGATTAACACTTACTTCTAAATCATCAATAGATGCAATAAATGACTTCATGAGTTTGAGAGTTTGGGTATCACTCTCGAAAGTTTGCATAAGATTAACGCAGTCAAAAGCTACTTTTTTGAACTTATCAAAATTGTCGATAGCCTTATCTCTGAAACGTCTAATGACGGCACGAGCCTTCATTACATCTTCTGGCGTCATGTCTGGGTTATCCTTGAATGGCGTCTTCATTATATTCAAATGATCAGCAGCCTGCATCAAGAACTTTTCAGCAGCCTTAAAATACAATAGTGCTTTCTCTGCCTGCTGCTTTTCGCTGTCAGACACATCATAGCTCATTTGTACAGAATAAGACTTTTTAATCATTCAATGACCTACCTCTGAAAAGAAACCGTCCATACGTTCTACTGGCCCAAAACCTCTTTGTCCAGCATCGTTGTCATATTCTCCCACATTAGGAAGAGTGACACTCTCACTAGGATCATGCCGGAATAGTGGTGGGCTGTCATAATTTTCACGTGTAGGGTATTGGTCTAAGTCAGATGGATACAACGAATCTATTGGGTCCTGCTTGGTCTGACTTAAGTATGGAGAGAACGAACCTTGGTGCCCCTCATCCAAAAAAGTATCTCTGTTATCACCAATATACTCTCGTTCGTTGGATACTATATCAGCGCTATTAGTATCCTTATCGGGCTTACAGTGGCGGATGATCTGCTCAAACATATGTGTAGTTTGAGGTGCGATGCCAACTCCGAAACCTAATGCCTTTGCCTCTTGAATAGCTTTCTCAGGATCTTTACCGAGGAATTTGCATTGAATTATAGCTGTTGCTAATCCAGTTCTATCTTTACCTTCTTTGCAATGAACAAATGTTGGACCGTCTTCTAAGAATAGCTTTTTCATATCCTGAGATAAAAAATCGTACAAGCTTTTTCTATCATGGTCAATATACAATTTGACATGAACAATGCCAAGCATTTTACAAGCTCGATCTATTCGGTCGCCGGCTAACTTATCCAAAGAAACAATCTTTTTGATTCCCAGTTTGTCTTTTAGCTCCAGAACATCTTTGGGGGTTGGAGCTGAGCCGCGATACAAAACATTGGGAATAACTGGGCGGAACCTTCTAATCATAGACTTCTCGACAAGCTATTGAGAACGTCCCTAATATAGGTAGCGTCTTGGTTAAACAATACGTGCTTGACGAAAGTGATAGCCTGACCATACACTGCCGCGTTTGGCATATGTTTACCAGCAATAGCATTCTCGCTCATGACAGCAAATTTCTGCTTCAATACTTGAGCAGCTCTTAGTCTTTTCTCTGGCTCTAATCTGTTCAAAATGAAATGAACAATACCAGCTAGATATTGGCCAACTTGATCGGCATTGCCTAATTCAGCAACCGCAGCACATTTGACCATCTTCTTATCTAGTTTGACTGGATGAAGCTTATGAAACCTGATAATAGCATTCTGTAAAGCTATTCTCTCTGGCTTATGAATTTTACCTTTAACTGCTCTATCAAATTGTAGTTTGAATAGCTTGAGGAATTCCTTTACCTGCTCTGGGCTAGCTTCCTGACGAAGCTTGCGCATAAGGGCGGAATAGCTGAATTCATCGGCACCAGTTAAATCAATTGGGGCAATGGCATTGCCCTGATCATCGGCTTTGGACTTATCCAAATGCTTAAAAAATTCTACCTGACGAAGACGCTTCTCAGCAGCTTTTCTAGACTTATAAGTGCCTAGATCCTTTCCCTTTTGAGAAAGCACACGATAGCTACCGTTTGGCAGTTGGCGAATTCTCGCAACCTTTACCAAACCCTGTAAGCACTTATCTTCATAAGTACTGGCCAGTTGTAGAAGTGTGTCTGAGTTGGTCATGTCTTTGGTGTTTCATTTCTTGTCAGAGAATGCGGCTTTGATGTCTAGAGTCTCTTTGCTACGTAACATCATATCTTCCAAAGTACCCTTACCATCAACTTCATTCAAAGCTCTGATAGCTCTTTCATTAACAAACATCATATTACCCATTTGCATATGATGGCTAGATGCTGGATAAGCACAATTGATGATTAGGCATTCGCGATAAGCGGCAACAACCTTTCCACAGAAAACAGCGGGATAGGTAACTGATACTTGTTCGGTACTTACGTCTTCGTAAGCATCTCCAACATAAACTTCAATAAATTTGTCCTTGAAAATTTCCGCTAAGAATTCAGCGAATGTTTTTCCAGAACCCTGAAGCTGCTGAATCGTGTCCATTAGTTGTTTTTCCGATACCATTGCGTTTCCTTAGATGAATTTGAGCAGGAACTTCCTGTGGTTAGTATCAGCAGTTCTAGGGCTGATTGGTTGATAAGATGACTTTTTATTGGTAAATTGTTCAGTTTTGATGACAACTCCGCCAATTTTAGTGGTTGCTTCCTTAAAAGCTTCGGCAACCGCACGAGTCATTTGTTGAACAGCAGCACAACATTCTTTCTCTGGACCTGAGATTGAGCACTCAATCTCTACATCATGGCCATCTGTATGTGGATAAGAAGTAGATAGTAGGTCTTCATCTAGGGCTGAAGTTAACACATTAGAAAATTCGATAGCACTAGAATAGTCTGGTGCTGAAATACGAATAAGAATATCATGAGTTGGCAAAGCGCGCTTATACAACTTTTTCAAATCGTAAGTTGTGGTAGCGGCAACCTGCATCTCCTGTAAGTATTTATCCATGATGCCATCCAGTCCCGGTAATGCGTTGTCATTTTTTGCAACCATTGCAGGTGGCAATTGACCTGGTTTTTCCTTACCAGGTTGATATCCAGTTTCTTTGGCCATATTAGCAATTGCTTTTTGATACACTGGATTCTTTCTATTGATTTCTGTTTGCTTAATCATATCACCATAAGTGATGTATCCCTTTTTATCACGATCAAAAAGAGGATTAGCTTTATATGCTTTGCTTTCAAAATCTTTACCAATCTTGTATCCAAGGTCAAAATACTTCTTGCTATATTTCCCGCTGGCATCAGTCTCTGGATTAGATTCTAAAATTCGTGTAGAGGGGTCTCCCTTGATAACACCTGGTAGTTTCAAAGCGATAGGCCATAGATTACCTGTGTAGTATAGCCCGGCAGAAGTAAACTTACGACCATTCATCAGCCCATTTTTACCCTGAATGAATTTCTTAACCCAATCAAGTTGTTCTTCGCCAGATAGCTTGGTAAAATCTTGCCACGTACCTTTATAGCCTAACCCTTTGAGGGTATCAGGCATAAACCCAATAAGACCAGATCCTTTGTATTTTTCTTCATAGGCAGAAGGATTTAGGCCAGACTCCGACGTCATGACGGCCAGAAGGTCTTCCGGCTTCATTCCTAACTCTTGGGATATCTGAATCAATTTCGGGTAGAAATTGGGTCCTAAATTCGCTTTACCCTGAACTGGCATATTACCCCTTTAGGTTTTTAACAAGGGAGAATAGCGTAATAGCCGTTTCCGGATCATCTCCTTGGATAGACTTAGCGTATCTAGTAATGTAACTGCAAACGATATTTGGAGATTCTCCACTCATAGCTTCTAGTGATTGATAAAACTTAGCGTGGGCAACTCTAATCTTTGGTTCTCCAACACCTGGAGCAATACGAACTTGTTGCTGAGCACCAGGAGTTCTTTCGGTGTCAGGAGCTTGTTCCTCAGTTGGTGCGGCTGGTTGAGCTGGAGCTGGAGTAGCGGCCGGTGCACCAGGATATGGGTTTACAAACCCGCCACCCATTGGTGGAACTGTCATGCCGCCGCCACCTGGACCACTTGGTGGAGTTGCTGGACCTGCTGGTCCTGCTGGAGGTGGCTCTGTACCCAATTCGGTCTTACCAGTTGGTGGGCCTGCTGGAGCTGGTGGCTGAGCTTTTGCTTGCTCTTTTTCCATCTCGTCCTTAATTTTCATCCAAGGCATAATAGCAGTTTGGTAATATGATTTGAATCCTCTATCACCAGAATCAAACTTGTTGAAATCTGCTTTGATCTTGTTCGCAGAATCCATATAATCGTCTGGTCTACGTGTGGCGCGAGCAGTTGCCATTTCTTTCATAACAGAAATAGTATTAGCCAACAAAGCCTCGGCGTTATCTAGTAGTTTGATACCACCATCACGAAGAGCCTTAGTCTCTTTTGGATATTTCTTTTCCCAAGCTGCAAGTCCGCGACCACGCTTGGTACCAATGTTCATTAAGAAGTCAACAAGGCCGGCTTCTTTGAGCAACTGATCGGCAATCAGAGAAGCAGCTTTAGGCTCCATGTGTTCACGAAGTCTTTTGATCTTGTCATCATCAACTCCCTCAAATAGGAACTTATGATGAATCTTATTGACATCAACGAAAAACTTGTCAATATCATTAACGATAGTCTGCATTTTCTTATGGAACATAGCCAAATCGGAAACTCCAGACATATATTCTCTACGATTAAAAGCAGTACGTGCCAATTTCAAAAGGTCCTTGGCAGAAGTGGCAATGGCCGGAGCTTCAGCAGTTCCAATTTTCTTACCCGTTAATTCTGAACGAACACGGTCATCTAGCGCTTTTAAGGATTCCATAACCCTGTTCAATTCGGGCTTGAATATACCTTCTACGAAAGCGCCAGGAGCATTGATCTTTTCACGTAAATCGTTGAAAAAACCGCGACCTGTTTGTCTTTTACTTTGAGCTAATTTATCCATGGAAACCCTCTACTTGTGCGCAATAGCTAAAACAATGCTGGATTATTCACAAGTAGGGGTTATTCAGGGGATTTAAAACATTAGCCCGCTGGAGGTGGTGGTCCCGGAGGAGCGCCCCCACCTGGTGGTGGAAGACCTGCTGAGGCCCCGCTTGGAGGAGGTGGTGGTCCACCTGCTGGTGGCGGAGGTGGAGGAGGTCCACCTGGTAGGCCACCAAGGTCTGGCATACCGCCACCTGGTGCTCCGCCTGGAGTCTCGCCTGGTAGTGGTGCCTCTTGACCTGCACCCGGCTGCTTTGGCTCTGGAATTTCATCCTGGTCATCCAAGGCACGTAGGGCGTTAAGGTCCATAGATTCTAGAGCTGCCATTTCCTTCTTGGAGATTGCATTCTGAACATTTTCTTTACGCATCTTGCGTACCTCGTCTTCATACTCAAGACCCAAAGAACGGTATAGGGTATGAATAGAGACTCTCTTCTGGTCAGCTTGTCCCTGAGATAGAGTAACCAAGCTGTTGATGTAGGTGTCTGCATCAAAGAGTGACATATGGTTCCAGTCAATTTCTGGAACGATAAGTTGCTTCTCACCACCGGAGTAGTCATAGAAGCCTTGAATCTTGGAGATTGGAGCAAAAATCTTGTTCTTGAGCCAAGTAGCCATCATATTACGGAACTGCATATATCTTTGACGGAGAACGTCAAGAGCTACAGAGCCGTTTGCATAAGTGGTTGTATCACCACCGTCCATCATTACTGGTGGAACGAACATACCAACGAAGATTTCCTTGATGAGCTGAGTAATGTCACCAGAGATATCGTAAATACCCTGTCCCCAACCAACTCTTTCAACGGCAACACCTTCGTGGGTGAAAATCTTAAAGTCCTTGTCGTACTGAGCCTCTTCGAATACGCTTCTCCATGCCTCAAGGTCAGCAAAGGTTGGCTTGTAATCAGCCGAACCAACTTTAACCAAGGTCAATGGGTTAATCATGTTGTCAGATTGGGCGTACTTGGATTCACGAAGCTTGTCGAAGAGCATCAACTGACGGAAAATACAGACAGGTAAGCCTGTGCCTCTGATTTCGTAAGGGCTGATACGACGGGCTAAGTGCGATACGTGGAAGTTGTCTAGTGGAATGTTCTCACCTTTTCTAACAGAATCGATAATGTGCTGGTTAAGCTGCTTACGCTGCTCAATATCGGTTGGACGGTTAGAGAAAATGATTTTCTTGAGGTTCTCATCAGGACGAAGCATGATGATCGGTTCGCTGGCTACGACCGTACGTTTGACAATCATGAAATCTGGGTTTTGAATGTGCAGGCGACTCCACTTACCTTTACCTTCATCCAGTTCTGCATAAACAAACGCTTCTCCCAATAACCAGTACTCCTGAGCAATCTGAATACAGATGTTCATTAGGTCAATCTCTTCAATCATATCATCGAAGAACTTCTCAATGTCTTTGTTTGGACATTTGATAGATAGCTTACTGATTGGGTAGGTGCTATGCAAACTAATAGCATTATGCACGAAAGGGTTCAATGCAAAGAAGCTGCGGCACCATGCGTTGATGGTGGCACGGTCACGAGGTAGATTAAGATTGCTATTCAACCACAATGGGGAATAGACTTCCGGCGTCTGCTTGACGGAGTCACCGTGAATACCACGGAACATGCCGCCTACGCTAGACACCACCTGTGAATTTTTCTTGAAGCCTACGGAAGAGACAACGTTAGAAGCTGTCGTGGGCGCGTTGGCCATAGACAGTTTGTTATAACTTGGCCCTGAGCCATCTCGAAAATATCCTTGCTCGACCTCATCGGAAAGAATAACTCTTCTTTCTCCTGAGACGCCACTCGCCATAATGGCGCTAACCTGTGGGGTAGTGGATCTACCTGATAAGAATTTTGCTGAAAAGGATGGGGCATCCCCTAATCCCGATTTTTTAATACCAGCCATGTAACCTCTGTTGTTCCACTATACCCTCTACTAGAATACACTAAATATGATATATCCAGTAAGGTTCAGTATTTAGGCTGTCTTAAAACCTTCGTGGCACATAACCACTCATTACCATAGGTTTATTCAGGTTTTTGGCGGTATGAAGCATCGGATTGTTGTTCGTAAACCCTCTACTAACTAAGAATTTAAAAGCCAAATAAGCATTCAGCAAAGCCATAAACCCGTCGTTTGGGGTTCCACCCTTCACATAATGGACCGTGTGGTCTCCATATTTAGAAATAGATGGCTTAAGTTCCATACTGCAACAATGGTCAATTAACCATGCTACTTTCTCATAGTCTCCAAATGGAAATCTAATCATCCCCTTTTTCATTTCGTCATAAAGTTCACTAATATAGAAGTCTCTTTCGAAGATAATTTCTTTAGGGAAAGCTTCATGATTGAACTTTACGTGGTCATTAACTTTGTTATGAGCACGAGAAACCAAGTACCTATCTCCATAAGTGTTATGAAGCATGGAGGAGAAGTCATTGGAATAACCAATGTCTCCGATGGCCAACTGTATACTATACTGTCTCATTAATTGGTCAATGATTCCCTTTTTACTTTCTGGGTCATTACGCTTGAACTTAGTAGCGAATTCAATTGATAACAGTTTGGAGCCCTTAGTTTGTAGAACGACGGCAGTGCTGTAAGACTGTCCGGCCGGCTTTACTCTTTCTGGATCTGCCAACTGCTCTAAGTCTGAACGAGCACCATAGTCGATTCCCAGCACAGTGAACTGCTGCATTGGACCTTTGGAAGGCAGAATGCGGGGGCTGAATTTTCTTTCGAAGTCGGCGCACTGAAGACGAACTTCGTCTGGAGACATTGGACTAGCATCGCCTTGGTAGAACTCTCCAAGAACTTCGTTTTGGAATACACGCTCAGTGTTGATTGGATGACGGCCAGGTTTTTCCTTGTCGATATCTTCTCGTGTAAACTTAGGCATGTATAGCTGATTGATGTGGAAACCAATCATATCACAGTCGGGATCGTTTGGGTTCTTTAGAGCAACCCACTTACCACGCTCTTGTGCTTGTAGCTTATCTTGTTCATGACCACATTTGCTGCATTTAACTACCTTGCCATAGATCCAAACTTTCTCCCAATCATCAGATCCTGGAGTATATAGTGGGAAATGCTCTTTACAGTTTTCGCATCCCAAATAGTAATACTGTTGGGAAGATGATTGCCACATCTTATGATAGTCGGAACCTTTACGACGAGGCGTTCCGAAGAAAACTTGTACGCCTTGAGTTGGTCTACCATATTTGGCGTTGGTCAAAATTTTAAGAGCGTTTCCGATAGCCTGGGTGGTAGTCTTCTGAACTTCGTCAAAGAATAGAATATCAGCAGTACGACCCATGATTCTGTCAGCGTCAACACCGGTTGACTCTACCCACAAATGGTTTCCTCCGATGAACTGCTTGAAATGCAAAGAGTCGTTGGTAGGGGATGATTGGTCTAGCAATTGCTGCATGAAAGACTTTGGACGACCAGCCTTGGTGTCTGGAGTTCCTTCAGGAACCTTAGCCATATTGATCATCTGGTTCAACTTGGTCTTGGAATAAGCGGCAGCTAACTCCAATTGAGGGAACGCATGGATGATACGAATTGGTGGGCGAAAACCATCACCAAATAAACCAGAACCCATGAAATACATTTCCAAAGCGCTGGCCATAGTAGTGGCTCCTACCTGACGACCTTTGACCAAGATAACTGGTTTGGCATCTGGCTCTAATGCTTTGATTCCTATGTACCTGTAGATATCAGAAAATGGTTTATATCCATTACCACTTAGTTTAAATGGCTCTCCTTCCAATGTCAAATTAGCTTCGCAAAAAGTTACGGGGTCAAGCATTGCGAGTTGCTTCTTCATCTTATCAAAAATTTCTTTGTTCTCAATGTTTATACTGGGCATACTAAAATGATCGTATATTCAGTAGAATGGCTTCCACGAAAAAACGAAGAAAAGGGACGTGCCTCAAATGTGGCATTCCATTAACCCCTAAAAATTGGGCTACTTACGACCAAAATAAGGGCTACTATATCTGCAAGCCATGTCGAAAATCCAATGACAAGAAGTCTCATCGGACCGATCCAAATTACTCCAAAAAACAAAATAGCCGCTATCGTATGAAACGAAGCGCTGTTATCTTGGCTTATGGTAATGCTTGCTCTATTTGTGGAGAAGATGAGTATACTAAGCTAACAATCAATGGTAACATCAACTATCTGTATGATAATATCGTTCAGAAAAGTGGACATCAAGTCA